TTTTGTGCGTCAGTAATGGTGAAGTGGAAGGTTCGGAATGCTTGCCCACCAAACAGGACTGCAAGGTATATCTCGCTGACGTTATGTACGGCAGCTTCATGGATGAGCTGTGCCATATCAGCAGCAGGAACCACACTTGTTTCTTCATCGAACTTAGACATAACGCCAGCGTTGTAATTTTTGCATTCAACGAGCGTTCGTCCATCTGCTGAGATGTAATCAAAGTGAGAGCGCATCCACGTTTCGACCGGATGTGAAAGTGCATAGTCAGCGTCCTTGAGTTCGATCTTGTGCTTGTCTTGGAATAGTCTGGCAATCGTAGGTTCCATTACTTTACCCATTTGGACAGCTTCAATGTTGCTCAGATCAGGCGCTTCCTTTTTGCCTAGCTTTTCTAGGATCACATCAGCAGCGCGACCATTAGCAGCTTTACGGCTGTCACCTGACCACCAGGCAGAGCGCCGAATCTCTGGCGCGAAATCATCTTGATTAGGACTTGTCATCGGTTCTTCTCCTTTAGGGCTTGTTCTAATTCTTTAATTGTTTTGCGTATTCTTTTGGCGCTTTGGGTTTGTGGATTATGATTTTTGAAAATAATCCAACGCCATTCTTCGTCTGTCAGTCCCTGCCATTCGCGCTGTGGTGAGGCGGTGTAGAGTGGGGTGACAGATGGGTCATCAAGCACCTCTCCGTATTCAATTTGTTCACACTCTCCATCGGCATTAACATACATCCACGCCACCGGCTCCGCTTTGATCTGCGTTAGCTTTTCAAAATCCCCTTTGTCTATTGCAATTAAGTTATGTTCCCAAAGATAGTCTCTGACAAACTTGTTTTTTATTTCGATAGGCACTTCAATCATGGCGCACCCCTTTCGCGGATTAATAAGGCGGCGGCTAGAGTGCCGTAGCCATCTATGCCAGCTTGTTCAACCACTCTCGCACACGCTTCACGCTCCGCTGCTACTGCTTCACGAACTGCAACACAGGTAGGGCGCTGACAGTCAGCATGGCAGGTATGTATGTCTTCTGTAGTCATGGCATCCCCTTAGAACGGACAGTCACGCATTACTTCGTCTAGTTCCTTTTGCTTCCTGGCGCGATCAATAGACATTTCTTCATTTAGGACAAAGAAACGCGCAGACTGACCGCAGTCACCAAGCCGGTAGGACTGACGTTGAGCAAAGCAATAGGGGTAATCTTCCTTGCCAGTTACCATGCTGACCTCGGTAACTTCTGGATTGATACAGCGGTCTTTCTGACCGTGTGGGTTGCCGTAAAACGCGCAGTCTACGCACAACTTAATGTCTTTCAAATACGTCATAACTAATCTCCTTTTAAGGTCTAATCGCTGTGCAAAATTGCACAACCGGACATTACAGTAACACAATTAACTTTAACAATGAGTAATTTCTATCGTTTCCTCCATGTCAATAGTCTATGTTCTGGCATACTTCCTGCTATATATGTTATGTATTCATACGATATAATTAAAAGACAGATATAGTTAGGAAGTAATATAGTAAAACCTGAAATATAGTAGGAATACTGTCGTATTCCTGACGATAGTAGATACTACGCCTTATATTATTTCAACCATGTAATGCTTTGAACCTTAACTACATGGTATAGGTGTTAGTACTACAGACGTTAAAACGTCTGTCGTTATATAACATATATACGGGAAGTTGCTTATTTGCCAAAAGTGGGGCGTTTGGGCTTTGGGGGTTTCCAGCCCATAGCTTTAAACCTCTCCCGAATATCGGTTCCTGGTGGAGTCCAGCGAAATTTTGGATCGAGAATGGTCAGCGGTTCCGCTGGTTCGCTCTTAGGTGCGGATACGCGCGCGGGAGAATTTTTGACTAATGCCAGTTTCTTAGCTGGTGACATGACAATCTCCTGATGACAATGCCTCTAGGAAGCGATTAGAGCCTCATAGCGGCGATAAAAAAGAAAAGGGTAAGCGAGGATATCACTTACCCTTAAAAACGGCTTAAAACGCGTTTAATTCACTACGGGATAACGGCCTTGTTCCACTAGGAAAATATCGATTGTAGCGCTGATAACATCCCAGTTAATGCCATTATTGCAATCGTGGTATTTGGCAAGTAATTGCAGAATTTGACGGGCTTCGTCATTGGTTAGCGAATCGTCAATTTCCTGAATGTCAGTAAAATGCCAATGAATAGAAATCTTATCTGGTAGCTGTTTGCTCATGTAATCCCCTTAAAACGGCCTACAGGCCGAAAAAATAGGGTTACCGATAGTCTGGCAACCCTTGATAGAAAAACGGCTTAATCAGCCCGTATTGATTCAAAGATTCTACGTTTACTAATTTCCCATCTTTGCAATACTGGTTTCCCGAATTCATCTTCATCAATAGCAACATATGCAATTGTTTTTCTTACAATACCGAATCTTTGCCCATCTAAAACGTCAATTTCATGGAGCAATTCATTTTCTTTTGCCCAAGTGTTATCGGTAGGCCGAAAAGAAAAGTATTTTTTTGTTTCTGGCAAATAAAACTCTCCAGAATCTTTTGCGAACTGGCGGTCATAATCAATCATTATCTAATCCCCTAGAATGATAATAAAACGAAAAGAAAAGCCCAAAGGACTAAGAAAGCTACAAAGCCACCTAGCATTTCGAGTAAGGTCTGCATGGTCATTCCTTAGAATTGGCGGTAAACAATGGAACCGCTATCAGTCGTGCCGACATAGACTCCTTCATCATTCAAGTATTCTCGAACCTTGTCCTCAATTGCTTCGCTGTCCTCTAGCTTCTCGCTATTCTGGAGACCTTCTAGGTCGATGGAGTAATGCTCGGCGATAGTGGTTGGCATCTCCTCGGCGTAATGACAGCAGATCGCCACGACATCGAGTTCCATTTCCTGACCGCAATCTTCCTCTAACTGTTCCAGATACTCGAAAAGAACTTCAAGACCATCATAGGAAAAGTTGTTGCGCTCCATGCGACGAAATGCTTCTCTAAAGTCATATACATTAATCGATGTTTTCATGTCGAATCTCCTTAGTTTTGGATAAATTTGTATTGCTGGATTGACCACTTGTCAACGATTGAGACTTCATTTTCGTATTCTATGGGCGTGATCTTGCCTGTCAGTAGTTGGTGATCAAGACGGTTTATCGCCTTTTCCACCAAGCTTTCGATCTGATCTTCTGTGAGAGGTTGGAAGGTTTGCATTTGTCTGATCTCCTTAGTGTGATTGAAGTCCGTAATGCACGAAACGCTCAACGTCAACGTAAGAGGGCAGATTTCCTGAACATTCAGAGCCATCAGACCAGCAAATTACCCAACCTTTCATGGTGTTTTTAAGGGTGAACTGCTTGCCACTTGGTGCAATGATGATGCAGCCATCAGCGACATGACCCTTCATTGAAGTGAATTCTGTGGATTTGATTTTCATTTGTCTAATCTCCTGATAGGAATTGAGGATTAATTATCGTTGGCTAGATTGTAGAAACCGAAACCTAGTAGAGCAGCGCCTGACAGCGATAAGACAGCGCAAGCGGTAACAGGCAAGCTACTGATGACAGCTAACAGAGTTAGCGCATTGAAAGCTACTGATGAGAGGATGAGTGCGGTTGAATCTTTCATATCTAATCTCCCTGGTGGATGATGTTACTGATTACTACATGATTATTATAGTGTATTAATCGGATTATACAAGTATATTTGCAATAATATATTTCTATCAGGAAACGATAAAACATAGTCGCACACTATATAGTTATATATAGCTATATTGTCATGTAGGTTATTGTTCTATATGTAATATGGTCAGTCAGTTGCGGAAAAGGTAAGAGTAGAGTGTGACATACCGCGCTCGGGTAGATTTAACAATTCGGTTAAGGGGTTTTGTAACTATTACTAGCGATATATTGATACAGCCAGGCTATTGCCTGACGATATTGGTCTGTTATTGGTCTGGTAACTGTCAGTTTGGTAATATTGGCGAGTTGGCAACTTCGATGGTCTAGGTGGGGGTGGGATAGCGCGCCCCCCAACCGGCTCCCCCCAAAAGTTTTTTCTGTTTTTTGGTATTGTTTGGTTTCTTCGCTGCTCCTCTCGTGGTGAGAGTTCGCCCCTGGTTGTCAGGGGCTTTTTTTTGGCCTATCATGATTATGTGGTGATAGGGAGGTTAGGTATGTATAGTGAGGGTGGTATGGAGATTATGGTTGAGAGAGGGGTTGTGATGCCGCCTAAGTTGGAAAGCCGGTATCCGCATGGAGAGATGGAAGTGGGTGACAGCTTTTTTGTGGTGGGGTTAGGGATGCAGGTTGTGCTGAATGCCAACTGGAGGGCGAGTAAGAAGTTGGGCTACAAGTTTTCAGCAAGGAAAGAAGGGGATGGTATTAGGGTATGGAGGGTGACATGAAGGTAGTGGAGCTTAGAGAGGACTATGTGGATATGGCGCAGGATGATTACTGGGAGGCCGTACACCGCATGAATCAGGCTGAGTTGATTATGGAGTTACGTCGGCAACAGACAAGGTCTGCGGGGCTGCTGGCAGAGTGCTTGTCAGAGTTGTCGAGGATTAAAAGGGTGGTGAATGGATCAGCCTACGCCTGAGGAGAAGTACCGAGAGGAGTTATTGCTATCCAGAACAGTTCTGAGGACTGAGATGCAGAAAGCTGCACGGGCGTATTCGCCTGCTGAGAAGCGAGAACTGCTGAAGACCTGGAATGAAGTCTACAAGCCTGAGATCGCAAGAGAACTGTTGCGGGTAGCAAGGAACAAAGAGGCAATGTATCGCATTGCTAACTGGAACTTAGGTGAGTTTGATAAGGAGCGTCGTGGTGGCAAACGATAAGTATTCTGATATTACGGTCGTTGCCATTTATGGCGATGGGCGAGGACGGATAGCCCTGCCAGCTTTAAAGAAGACTGCGGCAGCACTGCCTGGCAGCAAGCAGTTGTTAATTACCAATGTGGCGGTTGCGACAGATGTACCGCAGAAATTGATAGCACACGGTTTAGACCACCATGCCTATTCTGAGTTTGTGCTGTACGGGCTGCATCACTACATTGACACGCCGTATGCCTTGATCGTGCAGCATGATGGGTGGGCGTTAAATCCTGATAACTGGCGAGATGAATGGCTGACCTATGACTATGTCGGTGGGTTGACACACGCAGCACTATTGCCTAACGGCTTTTACAGGACAGCCTATACATGGTGGGGCGAACCCGATGTCAGAGTGGTACAGAACGGCGGCTTTAGCCTGCGTAGTAAGGCCATGCTTGAAGCGCCTTCTAAGTACGGCATCATGCGTAACCAAATGCCTGATCCGATGTTGATGAATGAGGATGTCCAGGTCTGCTGCTTTATGCGGCCTGCGTTGGAGAATGTGGGTATCCAGTTCTGCCCTGATGAACTCTCTAAATACTTTTCTTTTGAACATTTGGGTCCACCTCATGCTGGCATGGACTTGACCAAGGTGTTTGGTCATCACGCCAAGTTTAGGCAACTCATCACTGATGACATCGTGCTTTGGAAGTTGACTAAGGAGCAGATGGCTGGCGTTGAAGGAGAACAGGCCGTGTTTGATTTGTTTGCTGACCACTATAAATATGAAATGCTAACGGCATGAAATTTAATCTCTCGCAGTTTTACAAGTTTTGCTCACAGTTAAAGATTGAAACCAAAGAGCAGGGCTTGAAGAAAATGGATGTGCTGCTAGGCACACAAACGTATGTGATGGATGAAATCTCAAAAGGGTTGCAAGAAGATATTCACTTTTTTGTGATCCTAAAGGGGCGGCAGCTTGGCATCACGACAATCTCTTTGGCTTTAGACCTTTACTGGCACTTTATACACAATGGACTCCAAGGCACACTCACCACAGACACAGAAGAAAACCGAGATATGTTCCGGTCAACCCTTGCCATGTACATGGAAGGTTTACCCAAGGAATATCGCATACCACTTCTTGCC